TTTTGGAAATGTAAGGGTCGTACCCTAACACTATAAAAGCTGAAGAATCATGCAGGGCACGATTTAGTTTATATAGCGCCTTCCCGCTCTTACAGTAATGTAAAGTTTTTTGCTCTACACTAATGTAAAGGCTTCCAGTTTCTTAAAAACTGGCAAAATATTTTGTAAACTCAAAAGTTTACGGGTGGAGGAGCAAGATATCCCAAAAATGTGAAATCTTCTCCGGTAGCTGTTTCTTCCCAATAATGACAATCAACATCTGAAACTGAAGTGGTATTAAAATCCATTTCAATCTTATAATTCCTCAAATATTCTATTTCTTGCTTGTTATCAAAATAAGTATCATCACAGAATATAAATAAATTATTCGTATACATGGGAATTTCAACCTCAACCCCCGCATTTGTGTGCGGGGCAAAAGTTGTTGTTCCCTCAACACTAGAACGACCAGCTGTACTGGGAGTACCTGTATTGATAACGAATATATTTGCAGCGCCATCTGCTAATAATGACACTTTAAATTGTGCTAAAGCCTGATGCTCAAAGGAACGAGGTACAATTCTAACTCTCTTGCGAAGAGAACCTCTCAATCCTATGAATGCCCTGCGGCACAAATTAAATAACGTTAGCAAATCGAGAGGGTTCGAGCCTCCAGATCTGCCAGGAATGATGGGACAAATAATGCCAACCGGTCCGCTAAGGGTTGAACTGAATTCAGCAGTTCTGGTTGTAGCAAAGCGTTTCAATAGAGGCCTAAAAGAAGTGGGTGTCTCGCCAAAATGATCTTTCGATATATTTTGGATAGAAGCACCCGTAGGATTTAAAGTGAAACATGACACAGGCATATTTGTAACAATATCATCTCCCGATTCAACAGAAACATCTGAATAATTGAGATTTGAGATAATTCTATCAGTAACACGATTGTAAACCATATCATCACTACTAACAAACACATTAATTTCAACACTCGAATCGTCAGGCGATTGAAGAGTATTGATAGGAACAATTGTCAAGTAACCATTAACAAAATCAGCAAAGACATTCGGTGTACCACCCGAATAATCTATATATTGAGATCCAAGATTAACTTGATTGAGTTTTGCCCAAGCACGGGGAAAAGCCCAATCAATACAGATTTCAAAAGAATCTGTTTCCTGAATATCCACGATCTTCAAAAATTGCTTATTGAGATCGAGATTGGAATTAATTATCAATGACTGACTCACGTTAGGTTCATATATGACAGCAAATTTGCCTCTATGAAATTGTGATTTAACAACGTCAAATCTATATTTAATAGTTCCTCTCCAATATTGAAATGGCAGAGAAGCAAAATGCATCGAAGTAGGTTGAACATGAGTTACTCCAGAAACAATCACAGGAACAGACGCCGTAGGATTAACAAATGTCGTAAAGACATTTGTAACCAAAGGCACATCAGTAGGAGCCCAGGTAAATTTGGTGAGAAGAGACTCTCTGGAATTTAAAAAACCCAAAGATAACTCATCTTGTGAAGAACCACAAACCCTAGGATCAACAGTGAGTTCTTGCAAAGGATCATAAGTCAATCTATGTCCTGTATCACTCCCTATAGTAACACAAGCGTTTTGAAAAGGTTCATTCTTCATTCTAGTCGGTTTTGTTTGAATAACTGGCATCGACCAGCCAAACAAGGATGCAATTTTAGAAATTCCACCCATGATCATAGCACTAGGTTTAGCATAAGGTGCAATGAAAGGAATAAAAGAGATAGCATTCAACACTTGTTGTGCACGAGAAGAAATATTCTCGATAGGCCCCGTTTTGCGCTCATCACCACTTTCAGTGGTGACCTGCACAACAGTACCAGTTGCACAACCAAGCTCGACATTTGTAAGCCAAGCATACACATAAACAGATGTGTTTGTTGAAGTGCCTTCAGAAATAGAATGAACTTGATTCAAAGTTTTGAGCAGAAGAGTACCCATATTTTCAGTATCATCAAACACGGTCGTATCAGATATGACTGGTGTAGTTAGATTGAATAATCTTAACATCGGTGACACAGCAATATACGGCATCTTTAATTCTAAGGGAATATTATCTTTAACATTTATAACAGAAGTACCTCTCACGGTAGATAAATATTTAAGATAATTATCTCTCAGAGCTGCATTAGCCTGATAAAAAGCATAAGATGGATTACTAAGATGACACGGTAGATAGGTGGCCATCAAACGGCCAGAATGAAAAGGAGTTCCAGAAACTGCAACTCTTATATTCATATCAGCACGTATAAATCCATAATTTCTCAATTTTGCTCTAACTGTAGGATTTAAAAAATATTGTTTCCAAATCTCAATTTCAGCATCATAATTGGTCTCATTGGGAATATTCATCGCAAGAAGCTGGATAGGTCTTTCAAAAAAACGTGACAACTGTAAATCAGTATCTCTAAGAGTAACTGTTTTAGCAGAGAATCCGTATTTCGATTCATCGACGGTATCACCGCCAACATCTGTAATGTTGCCATAAGTCTCAACAACACTATCAGAAATAGATCCATCCTTCAATTCTCCAGACTCAGCACGAATCTGGTTGAATGATCGTTTACTCAAAATGCGTACGAGCATTTCGTGGGTGGCAATTTTCGATCGTAAACTACTCTGTAACAAGGCAAACTTGTCTACAAGTAATCGAAAACGTTGATTAAGATAATATTGATCACTTCGCTTCAATACACTAATCGGAACATTCTTAAATTCAAACGGCAGCGCAGAAATATAATCTTCCTCAGATTTTATTTCTCCTGCTAATTCATTAATTCTGTAATATAATTCTTTGTCAGTCGGTCATTTTCCTCGATGCACACTGACCTAAGCATACACCGGATTTGAGATTCACCAATTTTAAATGGGGTGAGAAGCCATGCTATACGTCTATCGAGCAACGAAGATCTCAATCTTCATTACCCAATAATTCATCAACGTATGTTTCAGTTTTTGGTTTTTTCTCCAAAATTTCATCTCTAATCCGTGCAAAGGTTTTTAGGTCTCGCATAACTCGAACAGAATCAAGTTTGAAGTTTGTGATCAATGCATCACAGATGGCAATTCTAATCTTCTCGTGAGTAGTAGGATCAACACAAAAAACAAGTTCTCGCATCATCGAAGTGGCAGTAGAAAAGATTTGTTCCTCTTCAGAAACATAATCAGATGGAATAGTCCACATGAAAGCCTTCATAATAGAATTCATATCCAATGGCGCAACAATCTTTCCGAATTCTTCAGAGTAAACGAATTTCCTCTTCAAAAACGACATCTTGTTTGCCGGCACAAATTCAGTCAACTGGCCATCTTTCGCAGCACTAGTATATTCCATACCGTAATGTTCAACAACAAATTTAGCATATGTAACATTGTTAAAAATATGAGTATATTCTGGTTTAACACTATTGAGAACATCATCACCATAAGTCTTGGGACGATTATTCTCAAAAAAGGGGGCATCGCGCCCAACCATTTTATACCAAGCATACATCAACAGGAGCAAACCTTTCATTCCATTGTCCTCAGCAGTAGCATATTTACCCGAAGGTTGCATACCGGGATTACACAGCAAATCATTGTTCATGTCAACAATGGGAAACAAAGAATCACTAAAGATACCCCTAACAACTCTCAAAGCAGCAGGATTATAGCCCATCTGTTCTAAAACGTTATAAATAACGCTACAAGAAGCTCGACTAATATCAAAAGGCATAGACTGATCAAACTTTCCGTAATCGCCTTCCATGTGGAAAGCAGAAAATTTAACAAGATCGTCATACAATTCATCTGCTTGAGTGTGCATATCAATGCCTACACAAGTGGAAAAAACACTGGAGTGTTCAACCATTGTTGTATAGTAGGGTGCTAAAAACATTCGACTAAGAATCAAATTGTCAATAGAAGAAGCATAGAAAACTCTAGTCTTTCCCTGTTTAACTTTCTCGATATCTCTGGGCTCATCCTTAAGATGTGCCTTATATATGCAAAAATTAGTCTCATCTTTCATATATCGAGTAGCCATAACAGCAAGACGATGTCGTAGCAAATCATTCGCTTCTCTATCGTCACTATCAGGTAACATTGGCAGATACTTACTTTTTGCTCCAGGAAAACCATAACCAGCAGAGGTTGAAGCAGTAACACGTCGTAAAAATTTATCATCCGCACTACCATTTATTGCTAAATGTAATGACAATGGTGACCAATCCTTGTGACCCTTAGAATGCAATTCAGAAACAATATGTTGTGTTAATTCAACAACAATATCATTCATTAATTCCTGATCCAGAGCTTTCTTTTGTTTCGCCATATTGACCAATGCAATATTGTACGGATTAAAGTATTTACCATCAACAACAAAAGGTTTCATCATCGGAGGGCAAAAAACTTTATCCATCTCATAACCGCATGCACTGGAAAAAATTTGCGGAATAACATCAAAAATTTTGGTTTTAACAAGTTTAGACTTAGAATTTATCATAGTCATACCTGGTAAAGTGCCGTAAAATTCAACTCCAGATAAATCCTCATAACGAAATGGTGATCTACTAGAGGGGAGACCTAAATCAAACTTCAAATCTGAACTCTCAGATGAAATAGGTAACATTGATGTATTTTTTAGCAAAATTTCCATTGCTGAAACAAGAATTTTCTTTTCTAGGCACAAAGCATATCCCAAATCAAGATTATCGTGACCTGCAACATGCATAGCGGCGACACAATATCCTCTATCTTTCTTAGCAATTAGCGGCTGACCGCAGTCACCACCTTTATGGCCAGGATAGTTATAAGAAATAAGATCCTTATAAAATAAGAGAGTATATTTGTGATTCGCAATCTGAGTAGGAACAAATGCACCATATGATTCAACACCACTATGTGATATACATGGAATGGAAGAGGGATAAATCTTATCTTCAGCGATAAATGGCATCAAATTCTGAAATCTTACAGAAGACAAATTAATCATAGAAATGTCAGCACCCAAATCAATAGAATTGGACTGACTCAAAATCGTAACGTGATATTTATCAATTCCCGATGGTAGTAAGCCACCAGAAATAGAAACACACATGCGAACACCATGATATTTATCTCTCAAGCAGTGGGTAGGAACGATAGCAATGCTACCTTTCAA